TAATCATTGTGGATATGATGTTCTGTAAAAGTTCTTGTTGGAATATCCCAAAGTAGATATCCATGATTTTCTAATAATTCACCATGATTCTGTTGAACCATAGAACCAGCATATGCAATATGTTCATACCCTTCACCAAAAGTTTGTCTTTTGTGAATATCACCCAACATGGCCATATCGAATCCATCAAACATATCTACTTGAAATGAGTTTGAAGAAACGGTATAGCCGATATCTGTTTGAGCTTTGTTTACCGGTCCATGAAAAAGACAGATTGTATTTTCTCCATCAATGGTATTTCCTTTAGGCCAATTCTCCTTGTTATCCAATATAGAATAGACAACAAAAGTAAGATTGTGGATATTGTAAACACCAGTATCACGAAGATAATGAATTCTATCGTTTCCAAGATTTTGGATAATAGGTGTGAGTACATCGAGTCTGTGTGAATTATTTAAGTTACAATCATGGTTACCTGTGATTAATACAGTTTCTCTTAACTTAGCACACTCGGTAAGAAACCAACTTATTTCGTGTACTAGTTCTGGTGACATCTCAGTTTTTGCGTGAGCAATATCACCCGCAATATAGATTAGAGAATCCTCTATATTATCTTCTTTAACTTGTTTTAAGAATTTTTTGAATACTAATCTGTATTCCTTGTGCCTTTGGAGATTACGAATATGTAAATCTGCCAAATGGTAAACCTTATTTATTATCATAAACCTTTTAACTTTTGTGATATAATATCACCGAAACCTGTCTTTTCAGATTCCTTTAATTTATTATTTACTTGTGTGAATCCCATATCAGATGCATCTTTATCTGTGGGTTTAATATTTTTTGTTTGAATACCTTGGTTGGTATATTGCATAGTGTATTGTAACGCTTGTTTTTGAGCATCTTCATCTAGTAAGATGTTAAGATTTTTTACTCCATTATTAAATATAGCATCATTTAATTTTCTAGGTACGAACTTACCTAATATAGGAATTGCATTTCTTTTTACTGCAATTGCATCAAATACACCTTCTACTAATGTTATAGGTTCATTCCAATTTATTTGGTTTTCGAACATGATAACGTTTTTAGAAACCGGTGGATTCTTATATTTAAACTTCTCATCGATAAATACCGACCTGGCGATAAAATAGTTAAGTCTATTATCAGAATCATAAGAAGGAATAATAATCCTACCAGAGTACATACCGCCATCACAATATCCGATATTATACTTGATAATGTCTTCATTAGTGATTTTCCTATCTTTAGCATATTGAATTGCTTTTTTATATATTGGGTTAACTTTACCTTTTGGTACTTTTAAAAGTGATTGAAACTCATTAGGTAACCTTAACTCTACCTTTTCATCTTCAGTATCTTTTGAATAAACTATGTAATCATCACCATAGATTTCATATAATTTCTTTAATCTACGAGAATCTACATGAAGTCTCTTAAGTAACCTCTGAATCTTTCTACCTTTTGCATCACAAACCCAACAATGCCAATACTGAGTTTTTAAGTTAATTTGTAACTTTTTCTTATGGTGATGGCAAAAAGGACAATAATGAGCTTGTTCATCGTTTTTCATCGATGTACCAGGCCCTAGAACATCATTTAATATATTTATAACCTCTTGCTTATCGTGATGTGAGAGCATATTTACACTTTTAACAATACAAATATACGAAATTATTCCGTAATTTCCAAGTCTTTTCTAAAAAACTTTCCTAATAGGTTATCATTGAGTGAATTCTCATCAGCAAGTACATTATTTGAAAACTGTTCTTGTAACTCATAATACGTTAAAGCCTTCTTAGATTTACAAAATCTAAGTATTTTTAGCTCCAAAGTATCATTTATATCACTTCTTCTATCTTCTAGTAGAGCAAATTCGTTTTCTTTAAACCATAGTTGTACTGATGGATTAGATGAACGATAATCTTGCCACTTAGATTCTTTTACCACTTTTCGTTTTCTTTTGTAACCTTTTAGTGGTGGTAGTGTTCGATGTGAATATAAGGATTTCTTCCCAATATAGTATTGACCTGTTAGTCCATTTGTAATTTTGTATATGAATCCGATAGTCCCCTCGGGCATATCTGATATCTCTGTAATTGCTCTTCCGTTAAAAGTCCAACTCATAGTTAAAAATCTTGAAATCATCTCTGTATCTCTCTCTAATCCAGTCTTTCATCCATGTTTCAGTATAAAAAGATTTATAATAATCTTCTTGTTTTAAATTTGGATGTTTATCATAGATTGGATTTCTATTTCGATGTGGGATAGATTTATTAATATTTATTTTATTAAATAATAAATTAACTTCACTAAGAAAGTTTTCATACTTTCCAATATAAGTTAATTCTTTTGTTTTATCCAACGCCGTGTTTACATAGTAACTTTGCGGGATTAAGTGTAAATCTTTTGTATCTACTTGCCTAATGTAGTATTCAAAATTTTGATTTGTCAACTTATTTCTTTTTTGATGAAAATATTCTGATAGAAATCGTGTGTATGGATTTCTTACTATTGTGAATTTAAAATAATCAGAAATATTATCTTTTACTTCTAATATAGAACCATGGGTTGAGATTGATTCAGTTCCTTCTACTTTATTAAGTATATGAGAAATGGATGAACCTCCTGTTTTTGGTATATGAACATATACCCATTTATGAGTGCGATTAATTAATAAACTCAAATTGAAAAATTAATAAGTTACGTTATCAGAATATCTTGTCTGATTTAATTTTCCTCCTCTCGCATTTGCAAGAGCTTTATCATCTTTGTGTAGTTTATTTTGGTTATCTGCAGAAATAGGAGTCTTATCCTTATTCTTATCTGCAAGTTTTGCAAATTCTGATTGTTTGTATTTATCAAGTATTGATGCCATAGTTTCTATCTCCTTTGTATTATATAAATATAGATTAAGTATCTAAACGAATAATAAAGTTTACATCGTAATCAGGTAAATTCTTTATTGGTTTAGGTAATTTTGCAACTGCAACCATTTCTCCTGTCTTATCATATAACCCAATAGTTGTTATATATGGAGCTAAATAAGAACCTGTTGGGTCTATTGAAGCAGATGCTTCATAATCATCCCAAGAACCACTTATTGATGTATTGAATGAACCTGATATTGCAGGTTTTCTTCTAATATCGTCTATTACTGTAATTTTTTTAGTTCCACCAGGTTCATCGTTAAATATAGAAGTTGTTTCGAAATCATAAGAACCACTAATTTCAACTTCTACTGCTGATGGGTTTTGTGAATAATTAAATTCACCTGCTTTTGCATTTACAAATATTTCAGTTTCGTAAATTGTTTTTGTTGATTTGTATGTTAAAGTATATTCATGAAAATTAGTTACACCAGTAAATACTATTAATCCATCGGAATAAAATACATTTCCAGTCAATGCTTCATCTATATCTACACCAGGAAAAAGAGTATCTAATTTAACTGATGTTTCAAGAGTTGAGTTTGGTAAATCTATTTTTACAATAGAAACTGTATTAGTTTGACCTTGAAATGTCATACTACCTAAACCAGTTTCTGCATTGAAATTGGTTATTGTTCCATTAAATATTTGTAAATCTCTATCTTGTAGTGATATATCACCTGAATCAAAGTTTATAGATAGAAGAGTATAAGTTGAATTACCTGCACGCATACCTCCATCTCCACTATCTGTAAAAGTTGTACTATTTGTATTATCAACTACTGTTACAGAACCAGGTTTAATTCCTTCACCATATTTTGCTTGTGGAATTTTTATAATAAAAATTGTATCTGCAATATTTCTTTCACTTTTTATATTACCGATATCTCCAACTAGTCCAAAGAGATTTAATGGATTACCATCATTAATATAATATTTACTTTTTATTGAATCGTAAAGAGGTTCAGTAAATAATTGTGGTTGATTTGATGCTGATATAAATGAAGAAGAACCAGAATCAAATAAAGCTGATGCTAGTGAAGCTGATATTACATTAATATCTTCTGCATCATTTCCACTCGTAATTTCGAAATCTTTAAATACCTTAAAGCTTCTTCTAGAGATGTTTGATTTTTGGATTGTTTTTAACATAGTATAATTCCTCTATATAAATATAATAAAACAAAAAACCCCACTCGTACATCGGCCGATGGTGGGGTTATTCTTGTGAACGTTACGTTTGCAACCGTAAAATTCTGTCTATTTAAAAGTCAAGTTTTACTTTGATTAATACTTCTTTATCAAATGATTTAGGGATTGGTTGTGATGTTTTAGCCACCGCAATCATTTCATTTGAATCACTAAATAATCCAATTGTTGTTATAAATGATTTTGGGTCTCTTTCGAATGTTGATTCTGCAAATGAACCATCTGAACCAGTCGTGTAAGTTGGATTGTTAGAGAAGTTAAATTCTCTGTTAGTAGCTCTAACGAAGTAATGAGATGTAGAAACATTCTCTGTTCTTCTTGCTTGGAAATCCGCTCCACCTTTAATACCATTCCATAAGTGTTTGTGATTTTGTCCTTCAACTGTAATTGAATTTGAACCACTTAAATCTCCACCTGTCGTTGTTAAACCAAATTGTTCGGATAACGCTGCTGGATTAAGAACTATAATACCTTGGTCAGGGAAGAATTTACCAAATCCTCTACCATTTAAATCATATCTTCCACCGATTGTTGCTTCTGCTTCTGTTCCTAAGTTTAATGAACCACTTACTACATCGAATACTCTACCAGCTTTTCCAACTGTATCTGAGAATTTCTTTCCACTATCATCAATTAATACTGCTTGTGATTTTGAACCACTAATCTTTAATGACCAGTTTCCAGCATCCATTTTTTCTTTATATCTTGCACGAGATAAATTTACAATGTAAACATCATCTGAAGAAAATGTTGCTCCTGATGAAGATGCAAATAAGAATTTTTCATCTCCTTGGTCAAGAAGTAAGTTTTTATATTGAGCATAAGTTGCTTTAGTTGCTAGTGTTGATGTATCATCATTATCTAATGATACTGAACCACTACCAAATTTGTGTCCATATGCTAATGCAAATTGTACTGAGGATAAGTCTGCAGTTTGATATACATCATAGTAATAGTTTTTACTTGCAGCTGATTGAGCAGATGATGTAAAGAATGTAGTTAAACTTCCTGTATCACCACTCCACAAACCAGTTGTAACTACTTCTACTTTACCAGTCACTTGGTCAAACTCACCAAATCTTTTGTAAATACCAGTAGATATCTGTCCACCAGTTGCACCTAATTTATCACCACCAGTCAAATACTGATTTATTATCTGTGATAATTGTTCAGAAGTTAGGTTACCTTGGTTAGCATCTAAGTAAGCTGCTAACTCTGATGTTAAATTTACTCCTGCTTGTCCTGTTATATTTGCCATTTTATTTTTTCCTTTTTATTAACTTGGTTGTACATAAGTAACAGTTACAGGAACGGTTTGTGAACCACCAGTCTCGTTACCATATACTGTAATAGTTGTTTGAATCGTTGCAGTTATATTTGGATTTGGAATAAATGTAAATTCTAATCCAGTTTCAATTGCAGCAGTTGCAGTTATCTCATCACCCAAGAATGATGGAGTTGAACTTGCTCCAGCCGATAATCCACTTCCAACAATAGAACCTGCGTTTTTGTTAGAAAGAATAACAGTATATCCACTCTGTGTATTACCACTTGGTGAAGTAGTAGGGGAAAGTTGAACTTGACCTGAGTTCTGATTAACAGAGATAGATGGAATACCAAATTCTACTTTTGGAATTTTAGTAGTTCCTTTTGGTAATGTTACCAATTTATATTTTAATACTTGTGTTTCATCTGGAGATGCTTCTGTGATTGGAATTGCTTTAATTGCCGCATCATAAAATGCACTTCCCTTTGGATGTGCTGGTTCGTAAAGTGTGTAATCTACCTCATCATCACCTAGTGCGAATTTTGAGATATTTAAACCTTCACCAGATGCTAACTTCTCTCTACCCTTTTTGGTCAAGATAGCATCTACTGTAATTTCTGTGTTATTTAAATAAGCCATAGTTTCTTTCCTTGTTGTTATTCAATATATAAATATAAGTATTTTATAAAATTAAATAATTATACTGTTTTTTCTTAATCTACTTCTAAAATTGGCTCTCCACTACCTCTACCTGCATCCGAAACTCTTAACGTATTTGGATTAGTAGTAAACGTTTGAACAGGTGAACCACCATCTAAAGTAGTAGCACTTGTTTGTTTTGAACCCTTGAAGAACGAATTCTCCATTCCACTTGTTAAATCACCAACATTTACATAATGTGTTGGGAAATAACCATCTAGTGCAGTAACCTCTACGATATTACCTGCAACAGATGAACTAGTTTCATTTCCATCAGAACCAGTAAATGGTAAAATATTTACTTTAAATCTGTGTTTTGTTGTTGAAACCAATTCTGTACCTAATGATGAATCATTTTCATCAATATTTTGTGGTACATCTTCAGTAAACTGTTCTTTTAATAAATATACCTTAACTCTTTCTTTTACAAAATTATTACTTTTATCTAATCTTGTTCTTATAGCAGTACCATTTATACCATACAATCCGAATCCAGCTTGTGTTAGTGATTCTGGTCCCATTCCTATTTGTTGGTAAGCGGTTGAATCAAATTGTCCTTGTACTGAACCGGTAAACGATGCATCAACAGTAATACTTATACCTCCCATGTTAGAACCAGAGTTTGTTGTAATTTCACCTGTTGTAACAACATCATCGGATTGTGTAATTATTCCAAGATAATCAATTTTATCTCCACTTAGAACATGATTATCAGATGCAGTTACTATTGTTACATAATTATCTTTTGTACCAGCTAAACTAATTTCTTGAGATGCAGTTACAAATCCTTCTATTCCTTTATTAGAAAAGTTAATTTCAATATCTTCTTGAGTATCTATTTTAGATTGATAATTGTGTTTAGTTGCAACAGTTGGTTTTTGTTCAATCTTACTTCTTTCAAGAATATGTGGTTCTATTAATAAACCACTAGATACTTTAGCTCTCGCTGGTGCTAATGATTCTAATACATCAAATAATGATTTATCTATATATCTAACTAATTGAATATACTCATTTATATTTAATGAATATCTATCAAAGTAATAATTTCTTAATGTTTTTAATTCACCATATTCAGGAGAAAAATCATCTGCAGGATTACCAATATAATTTCCTATATCGAACCCACCAAGTGATTTTAATATATCCATGTTGATTTCTTTAATTGGTGAGAAAAATAATCCTAACCTATTTGAATCAATCGGTGCATTATCAAATGATTTTTTAGTTGCTCTACTTCTGTAAGTTAAATCTGATATTACAGTTTGAGTTTCAAATCTAATTTTATTACCAACATTGAATCCACTTGCAGGTACATCTGCAGTTACATCTCTATCATATGGGATATAATTATATGGATAATCTGATATATTTTCAAAGTTTGATGCAGTTGAAAAAGTTGCGTATGAAGTTGTTAATGCAACGTTTTTAATCTCTACATCAGTTCCTCTATTCTTTGGATATTCAAAATCATTTCTAAATATTAAATCAGTAGTTGATGCAGATATATGATTACCATCTATTGCATCAGGTAATAAAGTATGATTATCAATTTTGTTCTCATCTAATGCAGTTCTCCATAATCTAATTTCATCAACTGAACCTGTTAGTGTTTGTCCTACATGGAACTCACTACCACTTGTCCATGCTTTTGTTGTTGCTGATAAAGAAGCACTTACACTATTTCTAATTCTTCCTTGAAATGCTTCTTTTACAAATATTTCAAATTCATCTGTTGTACTTCCACTAACTCTATTTACAACTATCTGAGTATATTCATCATTGAATATAGGCATTGGATTTGTAGATGCAGATTGTGCTCCTACTGTAAGTTGTATTTGTCCTAATGAACCTGTACTAGTGTTTATAATATCTACTGACCAGTTACTTGCAGATATTATTTGTTGGTCTTGTTTTTGGTCTGTATTTACTGTAAGTTCTACTGAGTTAGGATACTCATTTGAAAAACTACTATTATATTTTTTCCAAGGAATTGAAATGAAACTTCCACTAACTAAACTAATAGCCGCAGTTCTATCTTCAAATGAGAACTTAGTAGTTCCTTCTTTACTTGGGTCTTTTGGTCCACCAAACTCCATCACAGTTAAAAGTGATTGTGGAATACCATATATACTTAAAGCAGCATGAAGAGCTCTTTTTGTACCTTTATGTTTATTAAGATATGGTAAGTTATTTAGTATTCTTCTCCATATTTCAGATTGTCTATCCTTACCACTCATGTTAGCAACAACTGTTCCATCAGAGTGTTTACCAAATGCATATTCCCAAAGAAGTTGAGATTTAACTCCCATATCAGCATCCCAACCAAGAGATTCTAACATATGATAAACTAAATCATTTACAATACCTACATCATATTTGTTTTCAGTTTTCTTAGATTTAGAAATACCTTCTATATGAGCCCATATATTGTCAAAGTGTTGTCCAACCATATCAAAGAATAATGTAAACTCTTCTCCTTTGAAATCATCTTGTATATGTTGTGGTAAGTTATTTACAAATCTTGATTTATTATCATAATCATAGGTTCTTGCAGATGATTGTAAACCACTATACCAATCTGTTACTGTTGAATCACTTGATGCAGATAATGTGTTTTGACCAGCACCAGGATAAGTTAAATCATTAAGTGATGAACTTGTATATAAGAACTTCTCAAATGAATCAAATCCTTTTTTAACATTGTTTATTTTAGTTACTGTTCTTTCTCTTTCGTTTTGGATTGCAACAGAACTTGTTGTTGCTGAACCAGAATCTAAACTAAGAATTTTATTTTCATAAGATTCTATTAATTGAACTTTATATAAAAAGTTTGCACTTCTTTCTTCTGCAGATGAATATTTTACAAATCCTGCCCAATTGTAATCATGTACTCCTGTATCTTGTTTTATTGTACCTTTATCTGTTTCTACTAATGTTGTAGAACTTGTTACATATGATATATCAAGTTTAGATAAATCAAATTCACTTGAAGAAATAAACTCATTAACAACATCTGTTGAAGTTGTTGAACCACTAGCTATCAAATCATCAAGAATTTGATATCCTATATCATCTCCCACATCTAAGTTAAAGTTTGGAGTTAATGGTGTACATTGTGCAGTTTCACCATCTACAAGTGTGATTGTATCAATTATAGGAATTGATTGTATTTTAGATATCCAAGTTTTATGGTTTAGATTTATATCTTGTGGTAATGGTTCATATAGTTTTAAAACTAATGCTTTTACTTCTTCTACCTTTTTATTTTCGTTTGTTTCTTCATCAAACTTAAATGTAGATAATGTATTTTTATCAATATCCCAAGTTGCAATTAGTTTATTATTACCACCACCTAAGTGTAAATAATGTGTAAGGAAAGGAGAAACATCTTCAAATATTTTTTTATCAAATTGTTTTCTAAAACTTTCTTTAATATCATTAATTACAATTTCTCTTCTTAATGTTAAATCTCCTTTATCAAAAGTAATATTTATTACTTCAATTTTACCTTCTGTTCTTTCGTTACCTTCAATATTAAAAGGAACTAAGTTTAAAGAGAATTGTACTACATCTGAATTTTCTGTAATGTTTATTCCACTTGCTTTTAAAACATCCGATACTTTGAATTTAGCTTTACCATTTGGTTCAAACTGTCCTAAGAAATTAGACCTAGTATCTTTGGAATATTTTCCTGCATAAACGTAAACAAAATTAGTGTTTATAGATTGCCAACTTACATCAAATGGTACATCGAATCCTTTGAAATCTGCACCAACAATGTTTTGTGGATAGTTTATATGAGTAATATCTGGACCAGGTAGGTATTCTTTACTTACTACATTTATGTTAATTCTTTTTACATCTCCACTACCTGCCTTAGAAGAATTTGGTTGTAAGTAAATTACATAGTTACCAACACCATTATAGAAATCATTTTTATTTAAAATGATAGTTCCATTTGGTTTTAATGTTCTAGATGTTTTTCCTAATGTATAAACAACCTCATCTGTATTTTGTGTATTATAAACAATTTTTGTATCTTCATCAGATAATATATTAAATTTTAAATTATCTATTTCAACATTTAAAGTAGGTTTATTTATTTCTTCTTTTGGTATCTTAACTGAATTAACTTCTACTTTAGTATTACCAGGTGATAATATTACTCTCGTTTCAAGAGCTTTAATTGTATTAATTGATTTAGTTGTTGGGGTTTGAATATCGTAACTTACTGTATGAGTTAAATTACTTATGTTATTTGGTTTGAAATCAACATAACATTGTTCTTTGGAAAGATTAGGTTTCTTACTTAAAGTTATCAAACCTTCATCTTCTAAGAGTCCTTCTTCACCCCACGATGTAATATATTTAATATCACCATCAACCATATTAGATTCAATTTCTATTGAATATACTTTTGGTGTTGGTGGGTCTATTACAATTTCATCTTTTAGTTTAAAAGTTAAATCTACTGAGAATCCTTTATTTATAGTACCTGTTATATCGTTAATTTGATTATTAACATTTATTTCTTTTCCATTTTTTTCAACTCTTAATTGATAATATGAAAATCCAACTCTACCAACTGTAAGTGGTCTTTGTGGAATTGGTAATGGTTGTGCTTTTTCAAATCCTAAGTAATCTCCCCCAAATCCTCTTCTTTCAATATTAAAAGTTTCATCGATTGGTATGGGTTCAAATACTTCAAGTGGAAGTACTGGTTTAACATTTTTTATAATGTTTTGTTTTACTGTATATATTTTGTACTTATCAGTTGATTTTGCCTTACCTTTTTGTACTTCAATTATTCTAGGTGTAAGTAATTCTTTTCCACCAAAAATCATTGGTTTATTAGTTAATGTTTTTGTATCTCTTCCATCAACAATAACAGTTCCCCCAATAGGAGTTGATTTAATATTAACTTGAATAGTATTACTTGGAGCTTCATATGTAAGTTCTTCAATTAATGGTTTTTGGTCTACTATCTCTATATTAGTAGTCATATTTCCACTACTATCTAAAAAACCTGTTTGATTAGTATTTGGTCCAACTTCAGCAACTCGTTCTCCACTCCTTGTAGTAGTTACAGTACCTATCGCTTCACCAGAATTGATTAGTGCATTATCACTAGGAGTTCCTCCACTTACAATTACTGCGCCATTATTTTCAATGACACTATCTGTATATGCCTTATCAGTAGATAGTCCTCTTACTTTTCTATTTAGTTTATCTCCTAGTGCCATTATCTATAATTAGTTGAATCAATTATTATTGTATCTGATGTTACATTACCAAATGGGTCATTACCAAAAACTACTGTCTCTTCAAAGTTAGGTGTTTCATCAAAAGTATCTACAATATCTGGTGGTGGTGTTATCCCATCTGTACAATTACCTATTCTTGTAACCGATATACCTGGAAATCCAACTATACTACCATCTTGTGCACATATAGTTGTTTCTTCACCTGCTGATAAGTAACTTGTTTTTTGTGTTGCTCCACTTGCATCTTTGTATGATAATGATATAGGACCTGCTTGGTTATTTCTAAATGGTTTATAATCAAGATTAATATCATTAAATCCAATTGCATCAATTCCATTACCTCGTGTATTTCTTAACCTATACAATGAACTCGTATTTGTTGGTCTTAATTTTGGATATTCTCTAACATCTCCTCTGAATGTTACAGAACCTATTATGTGTGTACAACTAAACGAATCATACATTACTCCATTCTTTTCTTCACTTTTACCAGTTGATGTTTTGTATTTTATAGTACCTGCATCAGAATGGATATAGTAATTTTTAGTTTCTGTATTTGGTTTAAATGTACAACTACCATCATCTACTGTTGCATTAGGATTGTAGTTTAATGCATTAGGGTCTGTACAACCTCGTATCTCTACATCAACATCTGGATACATACAACTACCATCATCTACTGTTGCATACTTATTGTAATTTAATGAGTTCGGGTCTGTACATCCTCTTACTTCTGCAGAATCTGGTTCTGTTGATTCATAAACTGCATTAGAAGTACTTGATTTTAAAATTTGTTTTACCTTATCTAATGTTATTTGTTCTTCTTTAGTTAAAACACTTTTTGTTTTAATATCTCTTTTTGGTAAATAAAAATCAATACATCTTATTAGTGATTCGAAAGATGCATTTTCTATATCAGAAATAGTTAACTCTACACAATCATAATCTGGTCCAATTGCTTTTCCATATCTATTATCATTGATATCCCAAACTCTTTTTTGAGAATAATATTGCATTGATTCTATAAACTTTGTTTTAACTCTTTGTAAGAGTAATTCAAAACTATCTAATTTAAATTCTTTTAAAATTAATTTAGCATATCTTACACCATCTTCTTCTTTACCTTTTATTAAAAAGAAATCTTCTAATACTTTTTGTAAATTAATATTTTCAATAAAAACATTTACATAATATATTGTATCATCTCTAAAGTTTTTCTCATCTGTAAACATAGAGTATCTTCTTTCTAAATCTTTATTTTTACCTTTTGCTCTATTTGGTAATAATCTTATTTCTGTTCTTGATGGTGAAATCTCATGTACCCATAAGTTGTTACCTTCTATGTTTTCAATACCAGTTCTTCTGTTTAGTAGAGTTACTTGAGTTCTAAATATTCCATTAGCATATCCTGCTTCTGTTATTAGTTTTTCTAAGTCAACAATAAACTCAATTGTATCATTTAACTTTTTTGTTTTATTATTTTTTGAAATTATAAAATAATCATTAACATTAGCATCATCAATAAAGATATATCTAACCAATTCACCAGAATCTCCTTGTGGTAATTGATTGTTAGCTGAATCATACAAGATGAATTCAATCATATCAGCACAACCTAGACCAAAGTTAGATTTAGATATTTCTTTTTCAAATATCGCTCTATCTTCGGATTCTACCTTGTATCCTTTTCTATCTACGATTTCTTTAAAATATTGTTCAGCCATTATTAATTACCTTTTCCTCCAGTTCTTAATTTTCTATAAAATCTTGCTCTCATTTGGAATGTTGTATCATCTATTGTTAGAGTAATATCATCATCAAATACTTTTCTTCTTCCCTTTGGAGAATTTACATTTCTTATTTTACTTGCATCTAAAGTAACTTTACCAGGTGTTTCTCCACTTCGTGCTGGTATTGTTCCTGTTTCAGGTGAAAGTTTAAACCATGGTTGTCCATGTCCACCAGAACCTGCACTTATACTAAAAGAATACGATACTTCGTTTTCTTCATTAAAGTTATATAACTCAAGTGTTGTTCCATTTTTCCAACCAGCACTTTTTCTATTTGACCTAAAGTAGAATGTATGTCCTCCATCTAGTTCAACTTGTTCTTTTATTTGGTCTTCTGGTATCTTCCAAGCATAATTACCTTTTTGTTCGAATGAATTAGTAGGACCAGATAAACTTGCGAGTATTGCCGCAGTTTCTTGTTGTGCTTCTTCTTGTTCCTCTATTCTATCTTTTAATTTTATCTGTTCAAGTAAACTTACTTTTTGTGCTTGTAAACCTCTTACTTGTGCAGTAAGTGAAACTCTTTCAACTGCTTCCTTTGTACCTTTTATAATAGAGTTTTGGAAATCTGCTAACAATGCTCCATATCTGTCACTCAAAATTGTATTTTGATTATCTGCAACTGCTTTCTGTTGTAAACTAGCATCTAGTTGTTGTTGTAATGATAAATTTCTAGATTCTAATCCACTAATTTGTGATAGTGCATTATTTAATCTTTCTCTTAAATCTTCTAGTTCATCTACTTTTAAATCAAATTCTCTTCGAAGGTCATCAAAGCTTTTTTGCTTTACATACTTACCTTTTTTAAGTTTTTCTTTTCTGATTAATTCATCTATCTTTGTATCGAGTGCCTTTTGTAATTCTTCTTCGTTATACTTTGGTTTTTCAATGTATCCTGATGTTTCTCCATCGAAAGATGTTTGTTCTTGTACAAAAGGTTCTTCTACTTCATTTAAATCAGATTTAGTTCTTGGAGATATTTGTTTTCCTTTTATTGGCTTAGAACCAAATGGTTCTTCTCTTTTCTTTTTAGGTTTCCCTTCTTTCTTATCAATCTTAGACACAAGAATATTACCCTTAGAATCTCTTCTAATTGCCTTTGAACCTTTTTGTGTAAGTTCGTTTATTCTAAATCTATCTGATAATGCCATTTTATAATTCCACAGTAAAAGTTAAATCTCTATCTTCAAAATATTCAATTACACCATCTCTATCTACTTTTATTTCAATAAAATAATCTCTATTGATTTCCCAATTTGTTAAATTCAATTTGAAGAAATTACCATTTGAATCACAACTAACTTTTGTGTAATCACTAAATGGAACTATTATTTCATCTGTTATTATATCTTTGATTTGGTAATATGTTGTTGATGGTAAAAAATATACATCAGTATAAGCATATTCGTTGGTGTAGGTTTTAAGAGGATATTTTTCTCTACCAAATACTCTAATTGTAGGTTTACTTCCTCTTCTATATCTAGTTTTTAGTCTTTTGAATGTTACATGAATATCATCCGATGTAAGTGCAGTTAGAGAACCTGTATTAAAAACAGAATCATCCCAACCTATTCTTACTTTTGGTTGATAGATAGTATTTGTTTCTTTACTAAAGAATTTTAATTGTCCGTAATCTACGGTATCATTTTCTAATGATGAATCGTGTTTTATTATGAATCCTTCATTTCCAAGTGTACCACCAATCCAACTATTAAAAGGTACTGTTACATCCATTTCAATATCAGCAGTTTCATAACTATATGATTGAGATGCAAATGAACCAGTGAACCACATTCCTCCTTTACCATTAAATGAACCAGAACTTTCTAAAGATGCTGAACCATTTAACCAACTAACACTTGTTTTTCTTGATTCCCAAGTACATCCATCTGTTGATATCTCATCGAATCTTGTACCGATTCCCATATCCCATGATTGAGAAACTGGATATGCATATATCGTATAATCAGTTGGTATTTCGTTTGCCTCACATTGTCTAATAATCATTGTTGCCAAACTCATTGTAACTTCTCCACTAGCAATAGATTGTGAAAGTGGTGTTGTTTCAAACTTGATTAATGAACGAGCAGTATCTTTAAGATTACCATAGTAAACTTTAGATACTTCTAGTATCTCATCAAAACCAGTATTTTGTTTTGGTTGTTGTAAATATATACTTGCATCCTTTGATGCGGTTACGAAATAAAACATTATACTACTCTCCCTCTTATATCTTTATTTGGAAACTTAACTTCAAATACAGATGGGTCTAAAGATGGATAAACCATTTTACCTTTAGTTGCATCTGATATATTATATGAATTCGAAGAATAGTTTCCTAAACATTTGTTAATGATTTCACATTTTGGTACTGATTGAACTCCCTCAACACCTGCAATTAATAACTCAACTTCAGAAATATTAATTGGCATATTAAATGTCCAATTATCTGTATTAAAATAATTTTTAAGTTCTGAAGTTACTCTTGTTAATACTTGTCTTTTATTATATCCACCATATACTCTTATCTCAAAATCAACTCCAACGTTTATAATAAATCCATTTATAATATTAACACCATCTGTAAGTAATCTATATTCACTTAAATATGTTTTTAGATTTTCTTTTACTGCTCTGTTTAATGTAGTTAAGTTTTTATTTGAATTATATCCAAGTACATATAAGTTAATTGCAAATGGATTATTTTTTTCACTAACTGAACTTTTCTTATTTGCAAGAAACTTAGTTACTTCATCTTTAACTTGTTGTTCTGTTAAATCTTTATCTCTTAAACTTTGAACTAAACTTGTAAATTCTTCTAAAGAATCTTGACTTGATAAAATAGAAGCAGGTGAATTTAAATCTAACTCACCATCTGGTGAACAATATGCTTTTGCTATTCCACCGAACTTAGGAGGTAATGATAATGCTCTTACTTGATAATCTTTTCTTGTTACCGCTCTGTTTTGTGAACCAAAGTTTGCTAGTGCATTTTCTCTAATCTCTTCAATCGTATCTGCACCCTTTCCACCAGTTGCTGGTTCTTCGTTATCACACGCTACTGAATTTTGAACTTCTCTATATGCTGATTGTTCAGCAGTTGTAAAGAATGATGTATCTTCATCAAACTCTATACTATCTATTCTAGTAATAGTTCCTGATTTAACATTTGATGCAACACCTCCACCTACTAAGTAACTTACTGTTAGTGTTGTGTTAGATGGTGCTTGTCCATATGATTTTGTTTTTAAGAAATTAGATGGGTCAAATGATGCACCCAATCTATCTATTGAGTTGTTTAATCCCAATCCTACATTTTTAAAATTAGGAATTAGTGTTTCATCATTGGTTTGATTTCCTCCACCAAATACAATAGTTGTTGAGTTATCTTCATTTATTCTTGTAGTAAATCTTCTTGAAGTTTTAATTACTTTAAGAATATTAGGAACTGAATCTTTAAATTGTAATAAATCCTTATCAGTTTGTTCTGATGTTGCATAATCAACATAAACCATTTCTTGTGCAAGATAAGGAACTTTGTACCATCTGTTACCATTTGAATCTCTTACATCGTAAATATCAATTATGTTATCTTCTGCTAAATCTATTTTTGAAAACTGTTGTGGTGTTCCAAATGATACATCAACTGTTCTTAATTCAGCTGATATTGCATTTACAAATTTCTTTACAAGATATTTTGTTGGTTGATTTAAACCATCAGTTTCATATACTGTTATTTCTCTATCATCCTCTACATTAAAATCTACTAACTCAGTAGTTCTGAATGATGTTCCTTCAGTACTTTCTACTACCATTCCTTCTTTAATTCTTAAGTAGTATTTTGAATCAGGTCTTATTGTATCTCCACTACCAATTTTTGGTACTAATTGATAAACTGCTAATTTAGTAATTGCAGGTGAAGTTACTTTTGGTTTATATCCTAAGTATTCTGATAATGCTAATACGTTTTTCTTATCTTCCGCATATAACATGAATGATTCTTTTAATGAATCATCTACATAATAAGATAAAACATCTCCAACATAAGATGCCATCTCGATAAACATCATACCAGGAGAAGATTCATTAAAATCAGTATATGTTTTTGGGAAATATGTTTTTGCATACTCAATTAGATTTTCTCTGAATGCAGAAAAATCTTTATTAAGATACTTTATATCTCTACCTTGATTACTCTTTCTTGTTACACTATTTAATGCCATATCTTATTTATCCCCTAACTGTAAATGTTATTTCTTGTAAATCTATTTGATTACCTACTGTAAACGATACTGATACATCTGCTCTATTATTATCCTTCATCTCATCGGTCATTTTTACATCAATCTCATCTATATTAATATATGGTAACCAAAACTTAACACTACTTGTAATTACCTTTTCTATATTTTCAGCCAATAAATCGGTGTTCTGTTCAAATAATAATGATTTTAAACCAGTACCAAAATTTGGTTGTAATATTCTTTCACCTTTTGAAGTTAATAACAAATTCTTTAAATTTGATTTTGCTTGTTCAAATGATGAAAATGCTTGTGCAAACATTCCTGTTTCACCTCGTTGTACAGGTAAAGTAATACCATATGCAAAGTCGTTAAACTCTTCAGTATCTTTTACTACTTTTTTATCAAGAATATATGCCACAATTTACTCCTTATCTTTTAAACTTTTTAACAAGTTCTGAATTATCTCTATTTAAAATTCTATCTAAACCAGGTAATCCTGTTTTTACTCCTAAACCAGTTTTATTTGGTTGTTGTCTTACTTCACCATAACCCATCTTTTGTGCCATCTGAGCTTTCATACCTTCAATACCTGCACCTGCTCCTTGAGATGTAAAACTAACTGTTTTATCCATACTCTCATTTACAGGTTGTTGAAATTTATCTAATACAGATGCTCCACCACCTGGTGTTGCACTTCTTTGTTCTTTTGTAAATGGTTTTGTATTATTCAAAACTTCATTGATAACAGCATTCTTAGTGAATTGTTTTTTCGGTGTCTGTCTTTGTTCCTGTAATGCAAGTTCTGCTTGTTCAAATGGGTCTACCTCATTCGTTAATTGTGGAACTTGCGTAGAGGGAACGCTGACTACACCTCCCTTCACCTCTGCTAATCGTTTCTTGACTTCTTCATCTAAAATCTTAGGAAATGTTTTAGATAAAAATTGTGCTTGTTTTTTGGCAACCTCGGCCTCTACAAGTGTCTTTATTACTTTTATTAATTGTTTGTTGTTCATTTTGAAATCTGTTTATCTTAATATAAATATATGTTCTTTAATTTTATGGTTATGGAACTGAATATCCTGTAAATGGTAATATTGATGGGTTTTTAGAAACAGGAACACCAGGATATAATGACTCTAAAATATAAGTTCCTGCAATAGTTGTAAGATGTACTTGCATTGATGGTATTAATAAATCTAAAAAAACCTCGGCATCATCAAGTGGTGGAGTTGGACCTATCGGTTTCCATACACCAGCATTACTTATTGGTGCAGTTGTTGTTGAAATATTTAGAAACGCAGGTGGTGTAGTAGCTAATGGTGGAATTGATTTTGATAATTCTGCACCTACCCAATATCCTTTTACAACTGCCTCTCCAATATCATCTATAAATGCATGATTACCTTCCTTTATATTTAGAGCCTTTACACACGCTAATTTTAAAAGAGTTTCCATTAAATCAGTATTACCTACTTGTAAAGGTACTTTACCAAATATACCAGGTTGTTGAAATCCTCTTTTAATACAATTATCATATTCACTAGTTAGTTTTTTTGCAAAATCATCATATGAATCTACTTCATTAGATATTTTTACAGTTTTATTTTCTCGTGTAATCTGGTCAGATGTTGGAGAAGTTGGATTTAAAGGGTCAATTACAAGTCCAGCAACTGCTTGCCATGTAGTACTGTTAACTGATGGTTTACCTGTTTCTATATCATTATCTGGTGTAGAGATATGAGTTTTAGTTGTAGCTTTCCAATCAGTACCACTATCGTTTACAATATCACCATTGTAATATCGTAAATCTGGTCTCCATGCCGGTACACCAAGTTTAGTTGAAGATACTTGTACAGTAGTTTCTCTCTGCATGAAAGATAACATATTTTGTTTGAATATCTTGAAAGACATATATTACTCCGTATAGTTAAGAGTTGATAAGAATGTTTCTAACTTAGATTTTATTTTATTAAAATCACCTCTATTGTTTGGTCCTGGTGCAGTTGGTCCAGCTGGTGTTGAAAACACTTGTGCATTTATTGCATCAATTAGGTCACCCATTAAATCAACTAAAACCTGTCCTCTTACTAAAGGTTCTGTATTTTCTTCTGTGTTAAGATATATTTCACCTGCACCTGCTAGTATTTTTACATCATTATCGTTAGTAGTAACTAATACATCCCCATTGAAATCCATTTCAGCACCATCTAATCCATTATCTATTGTAAGTTTACCATCTGATATAAAAGAGTAATTTCCCTTTGAGTAAAATAACATTTCGGAATCTTTTGATGATAGTATTATTCTACCACTATTAATTAGTGCTTGGTCTGTTCCCTTTAGTTCAGGTTCTTCTGCATATATTGGTTCTGTTTCTAATGGTGTATCAACTGTACCTGGTGTGAAGTTTATTAATTTATCTGGACTAGTTAAAGCGATAATCGAACCATCATCAACAAAGTTTTCTTCAACAATATCTCCAATCTTTAAATCATTTAGAGATTTACTTCCTTGTCTATTTCGTATTACAATACTAGGAGCAAATGCATTATCTGTATTATTATATCCACTAAAACGAATTGATTGTCCAAATCTACTTTGTATTACTTTATCACCCTCGTATAATTTTAAATGATTTATTTTTTCTTTTGAAAAATATTCTCCGAAGTCTGCATTATCAGTTGAACTTTTATTTTCTTTTCTTGTAGTTCCTGTTTGAGAAGTTTGTGAATAATTTTTACTGTTTCCACTTCCAGCTTCATCTTCGTTAAAATATCTTGATTGTGCATTTACTTTAGCATTACCAGTATTTAAGTTTGCTGAAATAAGTCTTCTGTAATATACACTACCTGTATCGGATTCTACAAGTTCTACTATTTCTCCTTTAATTGGTAAATCTAAAAAAGAATAATCATATGGTTGATAATATATTAAAGATTCTGTTTTTGTAGAGATATCATTTAGTTTTCTTATTTTAGCAGAACCAATCATACTGAAGTTTCTATCTGTTTGGTCTTCTCCAGCATCTATTATATCACTTATTGCCTCAGAACTTTCATCTAAGATTATATCCATTACCAAACCAAGTCCGATGTTTTTATTCTCACTTCGTCTGTTTCGGTTTATTGATTGTGCAAGTATCCTTCTACTCATCGGTATCTACCTTCTGTTTTAATTCTTCAACTTCGTTAGTTAAATCCTCAATTTTTTCTTTTTCATTTGTTATTTCAAACGCAGTATCTTCTAATTGTTGAAGAAGTTGTTCTTTCTCCTTATCACTAAGGAATCCTGTATCACCATCTACTTTTTCTTTTGATGCCACCATTCTTTGTGCAATAGCTGCCATCTTAAGTAATGATTCATCGTTTCTAACTGAAGTATCAACTAAATCTTTTATGATTGGACCAATCACTGCCATATCACCAGAATGTCTAATTACTTTCTTCATTTCAGCAATTAGTTCTGAAATCTTCTGTTTCTTGTTTTGCTGATTATCATAGATGTTTTTAAACAATCCACTTAGATTCTTACCAGGAAATAATTCAAAATTTGTACTCATGATTATACCATATTAGTTGTATATAAATATAGTAAACGAAAAAACCTCACTTTTTACGGTGAGGTTTAATCTTTAACGCGTTGTTAGAATTACTTCTAATTCTTACTTCTTAATAATGTGGTAAAGAACAAAAGCACCTACAAGTCCTAATAGACCCTCAGCACTCAAACTTCCTAAAATCGCCATAATATTATCAACTACTGATACTTCTGGCCAAAATGGGATGTCTGCACCTTTGAATAGTACTTCAAATACTACTCCTAAAGCGATGATGCTAATACCGATTTTTGTTAGTTCATCAGCCCAATTGCCGATTTTTTTCAAAAATTCCATATTGTTTCTCCTCTTGTTTTAATTAATGTTAATAACTTTTCCATCGTGCAAAACATTGGGATATCCACTAATAACTATGGTATATATGATAGAAAAAATTTCAATATATATTGAAACACCAATTAGAGAAGTGTATTGGGGGTTTATATATTTATGTACAAAAAAACCCAACCTAAATTCGTTGGGTTTCTATTCCTAGCCACTTTATTCTACGACAAGGGTTCTTTAGAATAAATAGTAAAATAATTACTTAAAGTATCTTTTTTTTGACAACAAATTTATCAAGTATCAAAGTATCCATCTCACAATTTAAAAAAGTTTTAATTGCATCTTCTGGTGTAAGAACCATTGTTTGGTCTTTTAGATTGAATGAAGTATTAATAACAATAGGATATTTGTTTCGTATCTTTAATTGTGTTAATAAATCATATACGTGTCTGTGTCTGTTTCTGTTTAGGGTTTGTATTCTTGCTGAACCATCAACATGAGTTATAGAAGGTAGGTCTCTTCTATGTTCTTGCTTCACTTTTACAACCTGATTCATATATGGAACTTTAATATCATAATCAAAGTATTCCTTAAAAGATTCTTCTTGTACAATTGGTGCGAATGGTCTAAACCCTTCTCTCTTTTTAATCATACGATTCAATCTTGATTTCATTTGAGGGTCTCTTGGGTTTGCGAATATAGAACGATTACCTAGTGCTCTTGCACCAAACTCACTTCTACCTTGAAACCATCCAATGATATTCCCATCAGTAATTTCATCTGCTACTATCTCTACTATTTGTTCATATAGTTTTGCTTCGAAGTAAACATCATCATCATATTTTAAAAGCATTTTTTCAATTTCAACTCTACTATATTCTGGTCCTAGGAATGGACTTGTATTTACTTTTCTAGGTTCATCATTTTCCTTATAATAATATTCTAAAGCACAACCAACAGCAGAACCTGCATCTGATGGTGCTGGTGGAATCCATATATTTTTATAAGGAGTTTTATCTAATATCTTTCCATTAGCAGTTCCATTATAAGCACACCCACCACTTAAACAAATATTTTCTGTTGGGTTTTCTTTGTATAATTTATTTAATAACCTAAAAAATAAAAGTTCATATACTGTTTGTAGTGTTGCAGCTAAATCTTTATGGTGTTCTTCTAATGGTTCTTCTGGTAATCTATTTGTGATTCCAAAAAGTTCTCCAAGGTTTTCATTAAACATAATCTTATCAGAATAATCATATGTAAAATATTTCATGTTTAATTCAAAACCACCATCTTCATTTAGATTATATAAACTTTTAAACTTATCTAAATAGATACTAGAATTTCCATATGGTGCTAATCCCATTACTTTATACTCACCTTCATTTGGCTTGAATCCTAAGAAAGCAGTCATGGTTGAATACAACATTCCTAATGAGTGTGGAAAGTTTATACTTCTAATATTTTGTATTTTGTTTTTATTTCCTTTAGCTAATACTGTTGTTTCCCATTCACCTACACCATCAATTGATAATATATTTGCTTCTTCGAATGGAGATGTTAAATAAGAATAGTTTATGTGAGAATTGTGATGGTCTGAAAATACTATTTTTGTATCTTTACCTGTAATACTATTTAAAGTGATATTAAGTTTATCGTATTCTTTTTTATTTCTTTTTATGATTCTTCTTCTAGTAAAGTAATTCCATAACCAATGACCTCTTTTGGTAGTTTGTTCTATTCTATCTAATTTTCGTTTTGGATTCTCATAAAAACAGATTGCCTCTACATCATCTTTTTGTACTTTATTTTTAGCATATAAGTGAGCTATTGATTTTATAGGAAAAGAATTATCATGTTTTATTCCTGTAAATCTTTCTTCTTCACACGCACCCAATACTCTCCCATCTTTAATTAAACAGGCAGCTGAATCGTGATAACCGCAACTTATTCCTAAAATATAACCTTTACTCATTTACAAATATTCATTATCTAAATATGGATTTTCTTCTTCTTTTTCTTTTGGTTCCCAGAAAGGTGTTCTTTTGTTGAGAAGTAATTCACCATGTTCTAAGTAATCATTAAGTAATTTTTTCTGATGCTTTTTCATTACATTTACAACTTTGGTAATGTAGTGAGTTTTATAATCAGTCATTTCTCTAATAAGAAGATATAAGTGTTTCTTATTAAAATTTTCTATATGTTCACTTCTTCTGAATAGTTCAAGTATAGCATCTGCTATCTGTAAATCTCTTTTTTTAGAAAATACAAAATTTAAATTATCATCCCAATATTTTAACATTATATTTTTAAATTCTTTGAACTCATCATTTTCTTCAGTTTCAAAAAAATCATTTTGTGGATTCCAAGTTGGTGGCATTGCTGATAAGAGTGAATTTTGTTTCCATCTTTTATAGTTACCATTGTTTTTTAAAATTAAATGGTTTTTTGCAATAATAGTAAAATAAGAAAATGCTCTACCCTTACCTTCTTTAAACATATGTATTTTTTCTACCATTGTAGAAACTACTTCAGTTTGTACATCTTTTTTAGATACATCAAAATATGAAAACTTAAATGTATTCATAACATTTTCTGCAAGTTTTTCGAATGGGAATTTTATTCTTTCTTCATATATTTTAGACCTTTCTTTAGGGTCTTTACATTTGTTGTACTCTATGATTGCTTCCTGAGCAGGTGTTCCAAAATAAATTTTGGATTTTTTTCTTCTTTTTCTAGGCATATTATAATTCGTTATTTAAGTTTTCTACTACTTTTTTTAATTCTTGGAAAGTAACACCCACTTCATCATCCTTCTCAAATACTTGTCTGTTATCAAGTTCTCTCATTTTATCAAGAGCAGTTCCAACAGATTCTATTGTATTATTGGTAGTTTCAACCAATCTATCTTCAAGTTGTTCATTTTGTCTTAGAAGGTTTCTTACACCTATCAATAAGATAATATTCAGTATTACTGAAACCCCTATAATGATATTATAGGTTGTAAAATATTCTAACATATTAATTTATTTTTATTCTGTATCCGCTAAATTTGGTTAAGTACGAAGTTAGTTTTGTACCATTACCATCTTTAAATTGTTTTCCTTTTTTAAAGTATCTTTTTACATTACCAGGTCCAGCAAGGTGTGCCGCTGCTAATATACCACTTTCTGTGATTTCTGTTCCATCAACTACAATACCCGAATATTCATCAATATAAGATTGTAAAATCTTTTTATTGTGTGAAAGTAAATCTAACATTGCCATTTCTTGTATGTGTGGTGAGTTTAAGAATTCTTTTTTTGATACATCGTAACCAAGATTCTTTAATGTTCTTTTACCGAATTGGTATTTTCCCATATATCCCCAACCATTAACTACATCGTATCTGTTTGAGGATTCTCTCATTCCTATTGAATTTAGAAACATCTCTGTTTCGTTTATTTCGATTGAAACTGGTTCTAGTTTTATTTCAATCATTTCAACTGGTTTACTCTCTAATTTATCGAGAGGAGTTACTTTAGGTGATAACATACTTGTTGTAAATCCGACTAAAGTAAGTGTAGCTAACATTGAGATTGCTACTGTTAATATTTTCTTTTTCATAAGGTTTCCCCTTTGATTTACTATGTAAATATACGAAAAAAATTTGATATAAACAAGTCTTTTTGATGTTTTTTTTAACAGTCTCCCATTGGACCGTAATACATACTGTTTACGATTTCATCGTCAGTATCGTATTCTACATCTTTTTCTGAGGTTTTTTCAAATCCAGCTATAATATTGTTTGCTTGATTGATATTAGAATCTAGTTTAAATTCAAGTTCTTTTTCTGTAATGATATCTTTCTCTAATATAACTTCAATTAAAGTTTGAATAATTATATTTTGATTAATCAATATATCATTAAGCTTTTTTATTTGCATTTTTTTTGATATTAAGCTCATCTAATAGTTCTTTTAATTCGTTTTTATCTTCATTACCATAAACCAAATCACCGAATGATTTCTTAATACTCTTATTACCATAACCCATGGCGGATGCCATCCTTACACAAACAACCTTGTATTCATTAATATCCATATCATCTGGCACATCAAATTCTATTCTTGATGCCTCTCTGTTTAGGTCTACAAAGGCTTTGTCTGTATATGTAAATATAAGTTTACCCATCTTTTCGTTTAATTATAAGATTTCTGCTCCACTCTTCAACAATGGTTCAGCCTTCTTGTATTTCATAAATTCGGTATCTCCATTCGATAATTTAACCATTACCCTTTCGTTTCTACCATACTTTTTTTCTCGTACAATTGTTTGTGTATATTTTCTTGAAGAATCTGTTATAAGGATTCCATTAAGGTGGTCTATCTCATGTTGAGCACAAACACACTCTAGTAGTCCTTCATCAGAATAAAAATCTTCTGAAGTTTCCCATGTTTCCCCTTCTTTTTTGTCAGATGAAAATATAACTGTTCCTAAGTTGTCACATTCAACTGTAAATGATTTATGTCTTAGTGTTTTAACTGGTTTACGCATTGTTTTTTCTAAAGATAAACATTGTTCAATATATACAACAGTTTCTTTAGAAACTTCTGTAACCCTTGGGTTAACTAATATCAATGGTTCTTTTACATTTATTAAACACACTCTATCTGTTAATCCTATTTGATTTGCAGATAATCCTAACCCACCATGTTTTTCTAATTCTTTTTTTAATTTATCAGAAATAGTATCAACCTCTTGTTGAGATAATGGTTTTGGTAAGATTGGTGTTTTTAGTTTACTTGAATCTTTAATTAACGTCATCGAATAAATTTAATTGTTTTGTTACTAATTTTTTAGTTGTGTAATCACCACCAAAAGGTCTTTCGTAAATTGTTGCACCTTTATCTGGTGATTCATAAATTTTTATATCTTTATACTTTTCAAAATACTTTTGATTTTTTAAATATAAATCTCTTACTTTTTTTCCTAACTCCATATCATTAGGATAATCTTTTACTAACTGTTCTATGTTCATAATTTTACTCCGCTATGTTTAAATATTTTTCTAATAACCACGATGAAGATTGAATCTTTTTACCTAATCCCCATACACTATCTATACCATAACTATTACAAACATCATTTTCTGGTGTTGTGGTCTCTGTTCTATCACCTCCATTACCAAACGCCATTACTCCTTCTTCCCAACCATCATTCTCATTTGTAAATTTCTTTTTTGCGTGGTCAATGAAATCAATTGCTGTATTATCTCCATGTATGAGTGGATTCATTATATACGCATAATCCACATCTTTAAGGTTTTCCATTATGAACTTTCTCTCATCTTCTTTCATAAATTGTTTTCCTTTTTTTCTAAACAACCAACTATCGTTGTTTAATCCTATCCAAACTTCATCTGCTAACTTTTTAGCATTTTGGATACATTCTATATGTCCTTTGTGGACTGGGTCAAATCCACCACTAATTAATATTACTTTATATTTTTTTGCCATTATAAACTATTTGTTATACAAATATACGAAAATTATTTTACAATTCCAAATTTATTTCCAAGAAAATCCTGCACCCATGTGTCCAAACGCAGCTGAATCACCAAATATTGGTTTTCTGAGTTCTAAGAAATCAATAATTCCTTTAGGTGATAAATCATATCCTTTGATAAATTCGTGTTCTCCATCAACGATTGCAGTTGCTTGTAGAGGTTTATCATATCCAATTGCATATGCTAATTGTACAGTAACTTCTTGTACTGTTTTTCTTTCTTCTAAGATATCTACTGCGATTCTTCTTGCCATATAAGCTGCACTTCTATCTACCTTAGTACAATCCTTACCACTAAATGCTCCACCACCAAGTGGAACTCTAGGTCCATAATTATCTACTGCTAACTTTCTACCAGTTAATCCAGCATCAGCAGTAAACCCACCAATGTTCCAATCACC